ACAAACTGTTTAATGACTATAATGGCAAAGAATATAACTTTAATAGTATTACTGTAGAAAATGCAGGTGAGCGTGATCCAGATGCAGACGGTGCAGAAGGTATGAGTGCAAGTAAAATGAGACTTGCGGCTGCTGAAGGTGACTTAGAATCATTTTCACAAGGTGTACCTAAACCGGCACTAGCACAAAAAATGTATGATGCTGTACGTAAAGGTATGGGCATTAAGGACGAAGTTCCTGCAAATGAAATACTAGGCTTTGCTACTAAAAGTCCAAAACGTGCAACTATAAAAGTAAAAAAGCGTCCACCAGAAGAAGATAGCGTCCAAGACAAATTAAAGAAGCGCAGAGCAATGGCTGCTAAAGGCAATTCTCGTGCATTTAAAGCGGGCGCACTTGACGAAGGTGATTTAGTAGTAGACAAAGGTTCATTAGTATCATACTTACGTGATATGATACAAAAATATGTTATGGAAGAAAACGATGTTGAAAAACTTTCACAACTATTAAAATTTATGGTAGGCAAAGAAATTAAGCCACACGGTAAACAAAGATATCGTATAACATCTGAAGATATAATTAGGGCATTGAAACGTGGATGAGCTGTCTGACATCATACGTCTAGCCGGTGTAAACGAATTCAAAGGGTATACTGAATATACTTTAGAAAATATGTCACAGACTGCTACTGCTATTAAGCAGAAGGAACGTGACGAAAATATTAAGCCAGGTGATAAAGAATGGTTTGAACTTTGGTTTAGCAAGCCTTATATGACTGGACATACATTTAGAGGACGCACAAAGAAATGAGACTACGTCAACTATACGAAGATGGAAGAATAGTAAAAGGTGTTAATACTACTCCAGATGTAGATGTGAATTCTATTTCTAAAGAAGCAGCAAAGTTTGGATTTAAGGTAGACAAAGACGGCAGACCACAAAATCATCCTAAAAAAGTAAAAGGTTCTAAAACGAATGTTGCATTTAACTTAGGTATGACCGAAGGCAAAATGTTAGCTAATCCTAAAAACACATTCCTTACAAAAGCAGACACAGCATACGACTTTATTAAAGTGGGTACAAACCTAGCAAACTTAAAAAGTATGCCAGCAGGTTCAAATATGGACGAGCCAGACATAATGATTGCTCCATATGCAGGCGCTAAAGAAATGAAGTATCTTATGAAGCAACTTAATCGTATTGGTTATAAAACACAAGATGCTCAAGGCTATCAAGATGCGCACTACGACGACGAGCCAACTGGCGGAGAAGCACCTCCACAAATGAAGGCACAAGGTCCATTAGGTAAAATTAAAATATCTAAGTTACGTGGTGTACAAAAAGAAAGAACATACGAAAAGTTAGCAAAGCAACTTGAACGTGTATTAGAAGACGACTATGCTCCATTACAAATTGATCGTAAAGGCAGAGTAGTTAACGGACATCATAGACTAGATGCATTGCGTTTAGTAGGCGAAGAATATGCTCGTGTACATATGATTGATGACGTAGTCGAAAACATAGCAGAAACATATGCTGATGAAAAAAGAGAGAAAACAAAACGTCAATTAGCTAAACACGATAAAGCAATGGTTAAGTCAGCTCGTGATTCTATTAAAAAATACGAAAAAGATAAAGAACAAAAAACAGATGAAAACTTTGCTGATGGTAAGAAAAAAGGCAAAAGTCGCCCTGGTAGAGTAAAGAAGTCGGGTGCTAGTTGTAATGGTAGCGTAACGAGTTTAAGAGCAAAAGCAAAAAAAGCTAGTGGTGAACGTGCTAAAATGTATCACTGGTGTGCTAATATGAAGTCAGGCAAAAAGAAATGACATCAGCTGAACTAGAACATTACATAGCTAAGTATAAAGAACACGAAGCACGTAAAGCTAGTACAAATGAACGTAACGAATATTGGAGAAAGTATAATGAAAATAAGTGATTTATGTGAAACAACAGCAGGCGCAATAGCAGCCGTAGCAACTCCAGTAGGTGGAATGGTTAGTCGTCAAATGAAAAATAAAGATGGTACTGCAAAAAATGCTCTTGATATTGATGCAAATATCCTAGGACAGAAAAAGAAGAAGAAAAACAAGAAGCGATAAATACAGTATGCGTAGAAAAGATATAGTAGAAAATCCATTTAAAAAATTTAGACAAGGAATTGCTAAAGGATATCAGGCCACTCAAAAAGACAAAGGTGTTTTAGGACCTGATTCATTTCAACGTGGCCTTAAGGCATTTTTTACAGACACAGGCAAAGATGATAAAGAAAAGCCTACTCCTAAAGCAGGCGGTAAAGGTACTGAAAAACTAAAAAAGACTAAGTCTTCACCGCAAACAAGTAATGATAAGTTAAATCCAAAAAAACCTATTCCAAAACTTGCTACTTTTACCGATGGTAAAATTAAATACGAATACAATTCTAAAATTGCTCAATGGATAGGAAGCAACGGAAAAAGACTTTCATCTCAAGACGGTGTAAAAGCATATAACAAAGTAGATAAATCTAAACGAGAATACGTTATTGAAAACGGATTAAAGGACAAAACAATGAATAAAGCAATTAAAGAAGGATTAGCTGATTTAGCTGGCAGAGCAGAAGCTGATCACGAAGTACAAATGGCTAGAGCTGATCTTTATAAGATTGCTAAGTATGCTATTAAATTACACGATATGTTAAAAGATGTATCAGAAGAAAGAGGTATGGAGGGCTGGCAACAGGCTAAAATTACTAAAGCTGCTGACTATATCGGAAGTGTATATCATAACTTAGACTACGATATGAAGTTTGGTGATCAAACTGACGAAATTGGTCCAGATGCTGAGATGCAGATGGGAGAATCAAGAGATACACATTGTTCAGACAAATGTTGTGGTGCAGATGTTAAGAGAGAAGACTGTAAATGTGCTCCTACTTGCAAACATTGTAATTGTAATGCAACTAACGTAGATGAAACTTTTGATATGTATAAAGAAAGCATTGCTAAAAGACTAGCCGAGAAACTAGGTAAGTAAAAAATGGACTTTCACGATCTACAGAAAAAATTATTTGATATAGAACCAACTAATCCTGCAGAGGAAAGAGCAAAAATGGTGGCGGCGTTACAAGGCGGCGCAAGTGCTCCTGCTCCAGAAGTTCCGCAACACGTAGCTGAAAGTTACAATGTTGCCGAAGGTTCGTTACAAATGGATAAAGATTATTCTGTAAATGACTTTGCTGCCCTAGCAGGTGTTACTACTGCTACTCCAAGAGTAGCACAACCTGTAATGGAATCGGGGCCGGATCCAATTATTTTGCAAGATAAAGACACTCGTATTGCACAATTAGAAGAACGTGTTGCTAGACTTGAAGCAATGCTTAACGAACGTTCACTTACCAAAGGTGAAGAAAACAAAAAAGAAAAAATCGTCAAGGGAATGAAAAAGAACAAAGACGACTTTAAGAAGCGTTATGGCAAAGACGCAGAAGCAGTTATGTATGCAACTGCAACTAAAAATGCCAAAAAGGAGTCATTTATCAAAGATGAGCTCTATCGCAGATTAGCTGAATACGAATTCAAATCTGCCAAAAAGTAAAAATTTTACTTGACTTTTACCTAAATATCTACTATAATATAAGTTAACTTAACACAGGAGTTCAATATGAGCAGTCGTACCTACGGTGCTGAAGAAAAAGCAAAACTACAGAGACTAGTACAAGAAGGCGTAACAGTCTTACAAGAAGTAGAAGATTTAAACACAGGTTTAAAGGATACTGTAAAAGCAGTAGCAGAAGAATTAGATATTAAGCCTAGTCTTATTAACAAAGCAATTAAAATTGCACAAAAACGTGATTGGGATAATCATCAAGATGCCTATGACGATTTAGAAACATTGATCGTTACGCTCGGCTATGACAAGTGATTAATCGCATAAAAGACTTTTGGGTAGACAGTTATACTAGTGATAAAACTGCGTTCTATTTTGAACTAGTAAGTTTTGTATTCACAGTATATGCTAGTCTAACCCTTGCTCTAACAGCAAATGATCCTAATCTACTTATAGTATACCCTGGATTCTTAGTAGGCAGTGTTACACAATGCTATGCTGCTTTTAGACGAGGTGCTGCCTGGGTAATGTTACTAACTGGATACTTTGCTATAGTAAATGTATTCGGATTCGGAGTTGCTTCACTATGGTGGTAAAGCCTTATCAATGGTTAGCGTGGGTGGCTACAGTATGTTTACTGACAGCCGCTATACTAGCCGCATTTAATGTTTACCCTTTGTACATTTGGGCATTCATTATTAGTAACAGTCTATGGATACTTGTAGGTATTCTATGGAAAGAAAAAAGTTTAATTGTTATGAACGCAGGACTAACCGTAATTTATGTTGCGGGCTTGTTGTTCTAATAAGTACATATAACGCCAATAGCAATAGCTAGGCAAGAAGATGGTTAAGTTGGCCACAAGCAACGTAAGGAGAAATGAATGCCATATGTAGACGCGATGTTCGATCGTGATCAAGATATCATCCGTGTTGTCGAACGCAAAGATGGTAAAAGACACTATACAGAATATAGTGCAAAATATACATTTTATTATGAAGACCAGCGAGGCAAGTATAAAAGTGTATTTGGCGATCCGCTAAGTCGCATTGTGTGTAAGAACACAAAAGACTTTCGCAAAGAAGTTGCAATCAACAGAGATAAAAAACTTTTCGAAAGCGACATTAATCCTATTTTCCAATGTTTAAGTGAAAACTATCTTAATCAAGATGCACCTAAACTAAACATTGCTTTTTTCGATATTGAGACAGACTTTGATCCAGAGCGTGGCTTTGCTGATCCTGCTGATCCATTTATGCCTATTACAAGTATAAGTGTATACTTACAATGGATGGAGACAATGGTGTGCTTGGCTGTTCCACCTAAAACACTTACAATGGATCAAGCAAAAGCAGAACTTGAAGGTATCGAAAACGTAATGCTGTTTGAAAAAGAAGGTGATATGATTGACACTTTCTTAGATTTAATTCAAGACGCTGATATTTTGTCAGGTTGGAACAGTGAAGGTTATGATATTCCGTATACTGTAAACAGAACTAGCCGTGTACTAAGCAAAGATGATACACGTAGATTCTGCTTGTGGGGTCAACTTCCTAAGAAGCGTGAATATGAAAAGTATGGTAAATCAGCTGTTACCTTTGACCTAATAGGCAGAGTGCATTTAGATAGTTTAGAATTATACCGTAAATACACATATGAAGAACGACACACATATAGACTTGATGCCATTGGCGAAATCGAAGTTGGTGAAAACAAAGTCCCTTATGAAGGCACTTTGGACCAGTTGTACAACAATGACTTTAGAAAGTTCATCGAATACAACATACAAGATACCGCACTACTGGACAAGCTGGACAAAAAACTAAGATTTATTGATCTTTCAAATACTGTTGCACACGAAAATACTGTGTTGCTACAGACCACTATGGGTGCTGTTGCTGTTACAGAACAAGCGATTGTTAACGAAGCACATCACAGAGGCTTACAAGTTCCTAACAGACCTAAACGTGACGACACAGAAAACACACAAGCCGCTGGTGCATATGTTGCGTTTCCAAAGAAAGGCTTGCACAAGTGGGTAGCATCAATGGATTTGAATTCACTGTATCCGAGTGTTATTCGTGCATTGAATATGGGTCAAGAAACTATTGTAGGACAAATACGTCCTGAGATTTCAGGGCAACGTGTACACGAAGACACAACTCTTAAGAAAAAGTCCTTTGCAGGTAGTTGGGAAGGACGTTTTAGTACAGAAGAATACGAAGCAGTAATAGAACAACGTAAAGATATTCCACTAACTGTTGATTGGGAAGATGGTCGCTGTGATGTATTATCAGGTGCAGAACTATACAGTCTTATATACGACAATCATATGCCGTGGATGCTTAGTTCGAATGGTACAATCTTTACAACAGAGTTTGAAGGTGTTATTCCAGGACTACTAAAGCGTTGGTATGCTGAACGTAAGGACATGCAGGCACAACTTATAAAAGCAAAAGAAGCAAACAATCCTATTGAGATTGAATACTGGGACAAGCGACAGTTGGTTAAGAAAATTAACCTTAACAGTTTGTATGGTGCTATTTTGAATCCTGGTTGTAGGTTCTTTGATAAGCGTATCGGACAAAGTACAACACTAACAGGACGTACTATTGTTAAGCACATGTCAGCAGAAGTAAACAATGTTATTACAGGCACATATGATCATGTAGGCGAAGCAATGATATATGGTGATACTGACTCTTGTTACTTTAGTGCTTGGCCAATACTTAAAGATGATGTTAACAGCGGTAAACTTGAATGGAACATTGATAAGTGTATTACACTTATGGATCAAGTTTGCGAACAAGCAAACACAACCTTTCCAGAGTTTATGCTAAAAGCATTTCATTGTCCAAAGTCACGTAGTGATGTTATTGCGGCAGGACGTGAAATTGTAGCACAGTCAGGCTTATACATTACTAAGAAACGTTATGCGGCACTAGTTGTTGATAACGAAGGCTTTAGAACAGACACAGATGGTAAGCCAGGCAAAGTAAAAGCAATGGGCTTAGACTTGCGTAGGTCGGATACACCTGTGTTCATGCAACAGTTTTTGAGCGAGATACTACTTATGGTACTTACTGATATTCCACAAGCAGATGTACTTGAACGTATTACACAATTCCGTCAGGAGTTTAGTGAACGTCCAGGCTGGGAAAAAGGTAGTCCGAAACGTGCAAACAAAGTAGGTCACTATCAAAGACTAGAGCAGAAGCAAGGCAAAGCAAACATGCCCGGGCATGTACGAGCAAGCATTAACTGGAATACGCTAAAGCGTATGAACGGAGACAAATACTCGCAAGAGATTGTTGACGGTATGAAGGTTATTGTTTGTAAATTAAAACAAAATCCGCTAGGCTATACAAGTGTTGCGTACCCAACAGACGAGTTACGTATACCAGAATGGTTTAAAGAACTACCATTTGACGACACTGCAATGGCGGAGACTATTATTGATAACAAACTAGACAACTTGATTGGTGTGCTAAACTATCCATTAGAAGATACTAAGCGACACAATACATTTAGTAGTTTGTTTGATTTCGGAGACTAAAATGAAAATTAAAATGGAAGTAGAAATAGATACTGAGAACAATCAGGACCTAAATACTATTGAAGAATTAATTGCAATGTTAAGAAACTTAGCAGAAAACTATTACGAGGAGTAACATGAACTTAAGAGTAACAGAAGTAGAACATTATACAGACAGGTTATTTAGAATTAAAACTGAACGACCTCGTACATTTAGATTTACCGCAGGTGAGTTTACAATGATTGGAATGGGCGATAACGATATTATGCGAGCGTATAGTATTACTAGTGGTCCATATGATGAATACTTAGAGTTCTACTCAATTAAAGTTCCAAACGGTCCGTTAACAAGTCGACTACAGAATATTAAAGTAGGTGACGAAATAGAAGTAGGTGCTAAGCCTACAGGAACGCTTACACTTGCTAATTTAGAACTAGGTGGTAACTTATATCTACTAGCCACAGGAACCGGCATAGCACCGTTTATATCGCTTCTAAGAGACCCTACAACGTACGATCACTTTGATCGTATACATGTAGCATGGAGTGTTAGAGAACAAGCAGAGCTAACAGCATATAACAGTTTTTTACAAGATTGTGATATTGTGTATACTCCAATAGTTACACAAGATCCTGAATGGCCATTTATGAACAAACGTATTACTAATATGCTAAGTGCAGGTATGTTAATACCAGAGATAGATCCTAGTAAAAATAAAGTAATGATTTGCGGAAGTAATGAATTTAATAATGATGTTAAAGTAATGTTAGAAGATTGGAAATGGGAAGAAGGTAGTCGTAAAACTGCTGGAACCTTTGTACAAGAAAAAGCATTTGTTTCATAGGAGGTACTAATGAAATATAGTTCTTGGGATATTGGCGGAGATATAGTTAAGAATAATTCAACTTATACTGTAAAAGATAATACAGAATTAAAAAACTTAGTTGTTAGTAGTACAATGTTATCAGCAAACAAAAGTACAACAGGACATCGACATAAAGGACAAGAAGAAGTTTATATTTTTATTAGCGGAAAAGGCCAAATGGAATTGGATCACAAAATATTTGATGTACAGGAAGGCGATACTGTACTAATACAAGACAATGTATTTCATAAAGTACACAACACAACTGATTACGGTTTGTACTTTGTGTGTATATTTGACGGTGGGAGGAATCACTAATGAAGGTAGGATTTACTTGTAGTACATTTGATTTATTACACGCAGGACATGTACAAATGTTACGTGAAGCAAAAGACCAGTGTGACTATTTACTAGTAGGATTGCAAGTTGATCCTAGTATAGATAGACAAGAAAAGAATCCTCCTGTACAAACAATTATAGAACGTTACACACAACTTAAAGCAGTTGGTTACGTAGACGAAATTATTCCGTATGGCACGGAGCAAGACCTAGAAGACATACTAAGCATGTACACAATAAATGTTCGTGTACTTGGCGAAGAATATAGGGATAAAGATTTTACTGGCAGAGATATCTGTCGTAAAAGAGACATAGACATATACTTTAACAAACGAGATCACAGATTTAGTTCGAGTGATCTTAGAAAGAGAGTTACACAACGTGAAACAACATAAATTTATATTCGACGTCGACGGAACACTAACCCCTAGCAGACAACAAATTGATAGTGATTTTGCTGTATTCTTTTCAACCTTTTGTGCAGAAAATGATGTATATCTTGTAACTGGTAGTGATAGAAAGAAAACTATTGAACAAGTAGGTGAAGAAATATACAGTCTTTGCAAACGTGTATACAACTGCTCTGGCAGTGATGTTTGGAAGGGTTCAAAAAATATAGATCAAAATGATTGGAAAATTCCACACTCTGCAAAAACATGGTTGGAAGATAAACTAGAAGAAAGCACATTTAAAATACGTACAGGAAATCATATAGAAGAACGAACAGGTATGGTTAACTTTAGTATTGTAGGTCGTAACGCAACACAAGAACAAAGAGAGCAATATGTAAAGTACGATAAGTTACATAACGAACGTACATTTATTGCAGAACTATTCAATAGAGAGTTTGATTACTTAGAAGCAAGACCAGGTGGTGACACTGGTATTGATATCGCACCTATTGGAGCAGACAAAAGTCAAATCTTAAAAGATTTTGACGAAACTAATTTCATTCATTTCTTTGGAGACAGAATGGATGCTGGAGGGAATGATGAACCTTTAGCAAGAGCTATCAAGCGTGGACAAACTTACCATGTTAAGTCCTGGAAAGACACGCAAGATAAATTAAAAAACCTAAATAAAGTATAGAAAACACTTGACAAACAATGTGTTATACAGTACAATATAATATAACTAAGGAGTAAATAGGCATGAAAGACATCTTACAAGACGTGGTAGCACATACACACGCATTAGGCTTTTTAACATTGGTAAAAGTTTCCAATGATGAAGGCACAACAATTGACGCAATGGCAGAAGACCGTAGTGTTATTTTAACAGCAGAAGCACATACAACAGTAGCAGAGTTTGCAGGTACATTTGGTATGCCTAACTTAGACAAGTTAGCACTACACTTAAAAAATCCTGAATATCAGAAAGATGCAAAGATTGATGTAGTTAGTGCAGAGCGCAATGGCGAAGTTGTTCCAACGCACATTCACTTCGAAAATGCGACAGGTGACTTTGAAAATGATTATCGCTTTATGAACAAAGCAATCATTGAAGAAAAACTAAAGACTGTAAAGTTTAAAGGTGCAACATGGGACGTATCAATTAAGCCAAGCATGGCAAGTATTGGTCGTATGAAACTTATGAGTGCGGCACACGCAGAAGAGCCAGTATTTAATGTAAAGGCTACAGAAGGTAACTTAGTATTCAGCTTTGGTGATGCAAGTACACACGCAGGTGAGTTTGTATTCCAACACGAAATTGAAGGTACACTACAACACACATGGAGTTGGCCTGTAGCACAAGTACAAGCAGTACTTAACTTAGATGGCGATACTACAATGAGCATTTCAGATCAAGGCGCAATGAAGATTACAGTAGACAGTGGCTTAGTAAAATATGAC